CACATCTGATAAAATTATTTGTTATGATGTGGAGTTTGAAAAAGTAGAGGATATAGATGTATCTACAATAGAGAAGTATATACCTCTGCAGCGGCTGTCGTAAGACAGAATAGGATAGGAAAATGTTAGAATTTATACAATGGATTATAGTTTTTGTAAAGATAATCCCATGGCTAGTGTTTGTAGCGTCTTTAATAGCTGCACTAACACCAACACCCATTGATGATAACTGGGTAAAGAAAGCTTATAAAGTCTTAGATTGGGTTGCCCTGAATGTGGGTAAAGCAAAGGATAAATAATGGCAAATATTGAAACCGATAATGCCAGAAACGAAGTCCAAATTGACCTAGATAAATATATGAAGCTAGTCGATAAACTCGACGCAGCGGAAGATTTAATAGAAAAGATGAAAGAAGACCGCGCTCGTATGAAGCCTGGTAAGCGTAAGTTTATGGATTTATTTTTAGACCATAACGATATAAACGAAAAAGCCATTATAGGTTTTATTTCATTCTTTTTAATGACAGTATTCGGAATCTGTGATTTAGTTACTGCATTTATGGGTCAAGACTTAGTAATATCAGATACTATATACACTTCATTCGTTATAGTAACCTTAGGAGCATTTGGAATTTCAGAGGCTGGAAAAGCCTTTGGTAGCAAATAAAAATAATACTTGACAAATGGTTAAATTTTCTATATAATATATAATATGAATTTATTTTATTTAGATGAAGATTTAGACAAATGTGCTCAATACCATGTAGACAAGCATATAGTAAAAATGCCTCTTGAGGCGGCACAACTATTATGTACAGCTATATGGGTTGATGAAGTATTGGGATTTACTCCTAGAGCGCTTAACGCAGAAGAAAGAGAAGCCCTCAATTCAAGAAAGTCAGAAATCAAACATCTTCCTCTAGAGGAAAGACCTCTGACACCATATCTACCCATGATGTATAATCACCCTTGCACGATATGGACACGGTCTTCACTAGATAATTTTGAGTGGGTTCATTGCTATGCAAATGCACTAAACGATGAATACCATTATCGCTATGGCAAATTACACAAGTCAGTAGTAGAAGTAATCAATAAACTACCCGAACCAAAGAATATGCCTAGACAAGGACTCACTCCATTTCTTATGGCAATGCCCGATGAACTGAAAGACGAATCTGATGTTATCGGGTCATATCGCCTATATTACCATACAGATAAAGCAACATTTGCCAAGTGGTCACATAGAGAACAACCTGATTGGTGGGACGAAGGACTAGCTTGGTATGATAAAAGGATAACAGCGAAGTGAAAGCACTTTGGAATGATTATATGAAAGATACAGTAATAATTTATAGCACACCTAACTGTCATTATTGCACAATGGCAAAGAATCTTGCAGAACAACGAGGTTGTTTTGTAGAGTATAAAGTGTTCGGAAAAGATTTTGAAAAAGAAGATATGTTTGAAAACTTTCCTGGCGCAAGAACATTTCCGCAGATTATATTCAACGGACAAAAGATAGGTGGATACACTAGTCTTGTAGAGATGTTAACTAATGAAGTTTAGTGAGGATAAAGTATTAGTCTGGGTTGAAAATTATATCCGTTCAACCTATGACGCACACTATAGTAAGAATACGATACAAACTACTGAGTTTGTATTTGATGCTGACCATGGAGAAGGTTTCTGTATTGGAAACATTATCAAATATGCTCAACGATATGGTAAGAAAGATGGATATAACGAAAAAGATTTATTGAAAATAGTGCATTACGCAATTATATTATTAGGAAAGAAGCATTATGATACGAAGTAAATCAGGAGAAAAGTTATCATTTGATAACATAGAACGAGTAATCCAACAACTCGAACAGGATAATCCAATAAATAAAAAAGAAGCCTGTGGAATTTTGAATATTAGGTATAACACGACCAGACTTCAAAAAATTCTAGATGACCACCTTGAAACAAAACATTTTCGCGAAGTACGAAAAAGTCAAAATAAAGGAAAGGCGGCTACAGAAGATGAGATAAAGTCAGTAGTAAAGATGTATATAGATGGATTTAATATATCTGGAATTGCAGACAGTATTTATCGCTCTCCCGCATTTGTAAAGAATATAGTAGAGAGAGTAGGCATACCTCAAAAATTAGCAGAATCAGACTATGAAGGAATGAGAAATGCTATGCTACCAG